CTCTGCACGAGGTACCCGGGCGTGTCTCCTTTACGGAGAGACACGGGGACCGCGAACTACTGAGACCACTCCATTCTGGAATGGCCGAGGATCTTTTGGATCTTCGAAACTCAGCAGAACAATGCCATCTCTGGCCTCTAGAAAACTATCTAGAGGACTCTATAAACTGCTCCTCTTTCAAGGGCAGCCACCCAGGATCGACCTCAGAGAGATCGCCTTTCCCATCAACATATGTACGTTCAAGTTTGTAACTTGAAATACGATATGAGATAGTTGGGACGTACCTCTTTGATAGGCGGAGATGAAACCGCCAGGGAGTACTAGTCAAGTGCTTTGCATCGCGCCCCAATAAGGGAACGTGCCAAGACTTAACAAGTGCGGCCCAATCGTCTAGCCCATCACCTCTACGATGAGGCGAGAGCACAGCAGCTTTAGTTAAGAACTGCTGTGTGCTAGGACACCACTTATGTGCTGTCATAGCATCATTACGATTGTGCCACCCTAGTGAACCAGATCTTATTGATACAAGAGGAAGAGAATATCCTAATCTCTCTTCAACTTCTTCTTTAAGACAGGTGCTGAACTCGTAAAGGCCCTCAAACCATCCTTGGTTTGAAGTCGATACTAATCCAGCAATAACACTAGGATCCTTCGATCCATCGTCTGGGCGGTATCGGAGATACACGGGAGTTATATCAACCCCCGCAAATGCTTCGACACCGCAGCTTTCTCTAAAGTTTCCTTCAAGAAAGCTCTTCTTTAGGTTGACCTTCAGGCCAACTTCGTGAAGCCAGTGCACACACTGACGAGCATACCTGGAATCGATGATGATATCATCACCATAGACCCGGATATGCCGAGCCGCGCGCCTTACATTCCAGTAGCTCACTCTCTTATGAGTAGTGACCAGAATACATGCAATGCAAACTACCGCAAAGCAGATAGACTGAACTGGAAAGGTTAAGGCGTTACCCATACCGGCAAATTTCTTCAGGTCACTAGTGGCTTGTTCACCGCTAGTAACGGAAGAGGATCGACAATCCATCATGTGGTCCAAGAATGGACCCCGAGATCGGAAAACGGCTTCTACCAGTTGGACTGATAAAAGGTCCGATGCCGACTTCAGATCGATGGTTGCCCAGTTGCCGTGAAGGGATCCTTCCAGTGCAAGTTTTTGATTCTTGCTCTGGTCGGATAAGTCTAAGCACAAAGATAGAACGGGACACTCAGAGATAGACTCCCTGAGAAGGATATTTAATCCTTGCTGTATAAATTGACACAGCACCGGTTCTATAGTGATAGTTCGTCTCGAAGTACTATTCTTCGGCACGGTCACTAGCTTAGCCTTACGACTCGAAGCTCCGTTGTTTAGGAACAAGGGGCCGTTAGATACTACACTTAGCTCGCCGCTTGCTCTTTCGAGCGGGGGCTGCGAACTGAAGCTGTCCATAATCACTGTCCTTTCGGACAATGGTGTCAGGGCGGCTTCTAGGGTGTCGTAACCGTAAGCTTCCAAGTCGAATGCTGCATTCCTTACAGCATTCGTCACCTCCAACCACTTCTGGTTGGGGGAGGAGCCTTCCACAACGGCACCGGGACCATGTTTGAACTTTGCTCTGTTCAGACTCTTTGAACTGAGAGTCCGTAAGACAAAGGTCGAAACACAGTTGATGGTGAAAGTCGACTAGGTTGGACATACTTGCCCCACCTACCTCCTTTTCACAATCAAAAAACTCATCGACCGCCTTCTTGTGAAGTCTCTCAACTTCACCGTCAAGCAACTGAGTTTTCTTAAACAGTCTCAGGACTTGATGAAGATCCTTGAGTACTCCGATATTCGGAGCCTGCTTAAGTATCCCGGTGGTCGGATCGAACACTTCCTGAACCATACCTTGTAGAAATACAGGGATGGCACCCCGCTTGGTTTTCTTAAACCCAGTGGGACAGAGGAAATGCCGCGACTGCAAGCCATGAAGAATGGCATGGTCTAAGGCATCAAGGGCAATGGCTAGGAAGCCATAGCCTTCGTGTTCGAACCGCGACTCGAGCGTTTTAAGATCACGCTCGAGGCCTTTCACGTCAGGGTTAAGTCGCTGAAAATCTTTCAGCAACCTTCGCAAGAGAACGATCGGACTTTTCATAGTTACCTCCATGAGGTTAGCTATTCCGAGTCATGATCCCACTCCCAGGCGGAGGAAATTCCACCTGATACCGCATCATTTCGGTACGAATACCGAAACGATGTTCGCTATTAGCCTTTCCCTTGATTCGGGAGGGAGCCCTGCAATAAGCAGGTAGCCCCCCCAAATAAGGAGGCCAATAACGACCCAAACTGCTAAGCTCGGTTCATAGTCGTTCGGTGCTGGCTTCATGCCAACACCACTATGACTGAAACTGTAGCAATTTGGCGGTTGTAACCTCGCTATCGTCTCGGTAGTCGGTTAGGGCCTTGCACAATGCAATCATTGCTGCATCGTCAAAACCAAAATCGGGCCGATTGATAGTCAGCGAACAAGAAGCAGTTTTCTTCTTGGTCAACCCCGAGTAGGGGTCAACTGCGTTGACAGTCTTTACGATTTGTACGTAATGACGGTCTCCGCCACCTTTCGGTCGAGTATGATTGGTAATAACGGTATAACCGTTACCACCAGTATCAACTCGCTCCGAGCCATACTGGTCCGAGCGAATAATTGCAAGGACAAGTGCTGGCGTAGGTGCAGCTGCTGCGATGGTTACTGGATCGGGTAACATGACGTCTCCTTGTGCAATGAATGCGGCGTTCTGCCGTTAGGAACGAGGTCGGAATGACCCCGCCCTAGATTCCCCAGTTCTTTGCAAGAGCAAAGCACCGAGGATAGACTTCTGATAAGCCGATAATGATGTTGGCACAGAAGTTTCGTTCATGCTCATGAGTGTAGACACATCACTACGTGTCTGACAATCATAACTGAATATGCTTTGGTGCATGGTTTCATCGTAAGAAGTAACGGTGACACCAGCATTAGGCTGTACAGTTATGGTACTCCTCATGGAGGTCTTTGACTTAAAGTCAGTGATCAACTTACCGCGAGTAACAACGGTGAGAAGACCCCAATTGACTAGATTTGGGTCATGGTTAATGTTGTCGATTATTTCGACATAATTACCAAGACCTGTAAAATAGTCAATTAGCCAAGTCCACGGAGTTAAATTATATAAATCCGTAGGTCTTGGTATGACTCCAATTCGCTCAAGAAATTCTCGAGAGCGAAAGTGGGGCACGTTGAGCGGAGGGAAGTCGAACGTTGCGTTTATAACTAGGCGCAACTCGTGCTCCCTTTCGATGCGACTCTTAGTGGAGGTTTCCTCCAAAAAGATGTTGCCCGTGCTATAAGCAAAGCCGGAGACGTCCTTTTCTGCCGAAGATAAAGTAATCTTCGACCGAAAAGTTGTAGGCTTACCGGCACGTTTAATCAAGAAGCTGTAACGCTTCGAGAGTTTCTCCGGTAAGGCATACAAATCAGTCAAGTCACGATAGACTTGCTTCCATCCGAAGTGGTATGATAAATACTCACCAGGGACGTCCTTCGCCACGCCTTTAAGGTCAAAAACGGCCTTACGGGTTAGTGGTTGGGATGTAAGTGAAGCATATAACTTCTTTAGGTCGCCCAATGTTTTGTAGAGCGAGCTAATTGACCTTGGAAGGTCGCGAAGTTCCACCGCATTTCGGTAAAGGCTGTAGTCCCGTTTTAAGGGACTCCAGTTCTTGACCATGCCGAGTACGTGCTTTTGGGCTAACGCCTTATTGTACGCAATCTCGGAAGTGCGGAGGCTATTGTGGACACTTGCTGATAACGTGGCAGCGGTTGGATAAAAGACAACTCGAGTCTGATCACTACCGTAAGTGAGGTACTGTGAGCGACAACCATGCGCTACACAGTTAGCCTCATAATCCGGAGTAGTCTGACTAAATGTCTGATATCTAGATCTATCACCTAGTAACGTCCTTGGTGGAGAGTTAATGTATCCCTTGAATAATTCAAGAGTACCTTGCTCCGAGCCATGAAGACGCGTTCTATGTGTAGTATCCTTGAGATAGTCTGGAAGAGGATCCTGAGTTGGGAGTGGAACCCCTAACTGAGGATATCCTAATACAGGCTGCGAAATGTTCACTAAGAATGGACTCCAACAACCCGTTACATTAAGGTAGTTGGGTATCTGACCGTAATCGACATGATCACGGTAAGTATCGCTATAACGCAGTTGAAGAACACTAGCGTTTTGGCGCCACTTAGTACGATTCGCAGGCGTTATCTGGTGGGCACCGACCTTGAACTCGTATAGAGGATCAATTGCAACTGCAAAAGATCGTATAAGCGACCAAGGTATGTACTTATAGATAAAGCTCTCAAGTCCGTCTGCTGTTGCAGCTAGAGTTGGAAGCCGATACTCATAAAACTTATGAGGATCAAAACCTTCCGGTAACCCGCGAGTATCAAATTTAGCATACTGCGAGTGCGTAAGGTCGAGATTAGGTTTTTTACGGGTAGGAGTTTTACTCCCACCTTTCTTTAACCTTCTCGGCGCCATTCTAGCTCTCCTGACATGAAAGGCAGGCCTGCACAATCTAA